TCGTTGCTCTTGACGCCATATACGCTCTGATCGCCGGTACCATCAAGTGAACAAGTGCATCATTTCATTGCTTTTTCGGGGGTGGCATGCAGGGTCTGAGCGAGCGCCAATACGCCGCCCGCGTCGGCCTCTCGCGCGGTGCGATTCAGAAAGCCAAGGCGACGGGACGGCTGGTGTTGCATGACGATGGCAGCATCAATGCGGAAGCAAGCGATGCCCTGCGTGCTGAGGCGACCGATCCATCCAAGACCCGCAAGAAGCCGCAGCCAAGACGCAAATCTGTGCCAGAAGCGGCTGTCTCAGCGGTTGGCGATACATTGAAGGAACAGGGGCTTGAGGCTCCGACAAATAGCGGCGGCACCACCTTCCTGCAGGCCAAGACGGCCAATGAGGTTCTAAAAGCACAAGAGCGCCGCCTCCGGCTGCAAAAGCTGAAAGGCGAGCTGATCGACCGGGCCCGCGCGCTGTCGCTGGTGTTTCGGCTGGCGCGGCAGGAGCGCGACGTTTGGGTCAATTGGCCCGCGCGCGCGGCGGCGTTGATGGCGGCTGAACTCTCGGCCTCATGCAGCGAAGCGGCAGGCCACGAAATCATCGTCGCGCCCGCCACGATGCAAAAGGTTTTAGAGAACCATGTCCGCGCCCAGCTCGACGACCTCGCCGCGGTCAAACCCGATCTGCGGTGAGGATTTCGACGGCGCGGCGGAAATCCTGCGCGCCTGGGGTGCAGGCCTCACACCGGACCCGGACCTGACGGTATCCGAATGGGCGGATCGGCACCGGATGCTGTCGGGCCGCGCTTCGGCCGAACCGGGCCGATATCGCACGGCGCGCACGCCCTATATGGCCGAGATCATGAATCGGCTGAGCCCGGGCAATCCGACACAGCGGGTCGTGTTCATGAAAGCCGCCCAGGTCGGCGCAACCGAGGCGGGTAACAACTGGATCGGCTTCGCGATCCACCAGGCACCGGGGCCAATGCTGGCGGTCCAGCCAACGGTGGAACTGGCGAAACGCAACTCCCGCCAGCGGATCGACCCGCTGATCAACGAAAGCCCGGAGCTGCGGGAGCGGGTCAAACCGGCCCGATCTCGTGACGCGGGCAATACGATGCTGTCGAAGGAATTCGCCGGCGGCATTCTGATCATGACCGGTGCCAACGCGGCAGTCGGGCTGCGGTCCACGCCCGCGCGATATCTGTTTCTGGATGAGGTTGATGCCTATCCTGCCTCAGCCGATGAGGAAGGCGATCCGGTGACGCTGGCTGAAGCCCGCTCGCTCACCTTCGCCCACCGACGCAAGGTGTTTCTGGTGTCAACCCCGACCATTCGGGGGCTGAGCCGGATCGAGCGCGAGTTCGAGGCGTCTGATCAACGGCGCTTCTTCGTGCCATGCCCGCATTGCAATGCCATGCAATGGCTGAAGTTCGAGCGGCTGCGGTGGCAAAAGGGCAAGCCCGAGACGGCGGAATATCATTGCGAGGCCTGTGATTTGGCCATCGCAGAGCACCACAAAACGGCGATGCTGGAAGCTGGCGAATGGCGGGCGATCGCCACGGCCGCTGATCCCACCACGGTCGGCTACCACCTCTCGGCGCTCTATTCGCCCATCGGCTGGCTGAGCTGGGAGCGGATCGCGCGCTCATGGGAGGCGGCGCAGGGGTCAGACGAGGCCATCCGGGCCTTCCGCAACACCGTGCTGGGCGAGACCTGGGTCGAAACCGGCGAAGCGCCGGACTGGCAACGGCTCTATGACCGACGCGAACGCTGGAAACCGGGCATTGTCCCGGCGGGTGGGCTGTTCCTGACCGCCGGGGCTGATGTCCAAAAGGACCGGATCGAGGTCGATGTCTGGGCCTGGGGCCGAGGTCTGGAAAGCTGGCTCGTCGATCACATTGTAATCGAAGGTGGGCCCGATCGGCATGAGGCTTGGGGCGACCTGACCGCACTCCTCGGTCGAACGTGGCGGCACGAGCGTGGCGCGCATTTGAAGATCGCCCGGCTCGCCATCGACACGGGCTATGAGGCCCCGGCGGTCTATGCCTGGTCGCGGGCTCAGGGGTTTGCGCAGGTCGCGCCTGTCAAAGGTGTGGAGGGGTTCAACCGCTCCAGCCCGGTCTCGGGTCCGACCTTCGTCGACGCGACCGAAGGCGGCAAACGTCTGCGCCGCGGCGCACGGCTTTGGACGGTCGCGGTGTCGACCTTCAAGGCCGAGACCTATCGTTTTCTGCGGCTCGAACGGCCGACCGAGGAGGATATGGTGGGCGGCGCGGCATTCCCGCCCGGCACGGTCCATCTGCCGCATTGGATCGAGAACGAATGGCTCAAGCAGTTCGTGGCCGAGCAGCTGGTTACGGTGCGCACCAAGCGCGGTTTCGCCCGGCTAGTGGAGTGAATTTGACGTTTGTATCCCCTATGCCGCAATCTCGGCGAACAAACGTCAAATTCAAAAACTCCACTAGAAATTTATAGTTGCTAGTGGTTCTAGAGATTTCGACATTTGGTCGGGGGCATGCAAAAATGGGGGCCAAATGTCGAAATCGAACCACTAGAATGGCAGAAGCTGCGCGAGCGCAACGAGGCGCTGGATTGTCGGGTCTATGCCCGCGCCGCCGCCTGGATCGCTGGCACCGACCGTTGGCCGGATGCCAAATGGCAGGACCTGGAGGAACAACTCGGCGTGCCTTCCGATGATGAGGCGACGGCCGGCGTCGTGAACCGTGTGTCGCCCGAGCCCAAGGGCAAGAGGCGCTCGGAATGGTTCGGCCGAAATGAAGGATGGCTCGGGTGAGTGACTGGACGGAAACCGAACTGGCGGCGCTGAAGCGTGCCTATGCCAGCGGAACGCTGCGGGTCAGCTATGACGGCAAATCCGTCGAGTACGGCTCGGCCGAGGATCTGCTGGGTCGGATCCGCACCATTGAGCGCGTCATCGCGGGGGCCACGCAGCCGCTGCCTGTGGCCGGGCTCGCGGGTTTCTCGCGCGGGGACAGATGATGAGAGGCATGACCTTATCCAAAAACCGGTTCCCACTTTTTGGGGTCATGCCGTGATGTCAGCTAACTGGTTTGACCACGCGATAGCCACCGTGGCCCCTCGCACGGCGGCCCGGCGTGTCCTCGCAAGGCAGGCGTTCGAAACCCTGACGCGGGGCTATGATGGCGCGGCCAAGGGGCGGCGCACCGAAGGCTGGCGCGCCCCGGGCACATCGGCCGACACAGAAGTCAGCGTTGCCGGGGCGCTCCTGCGGGACCGGATGCGCGATCTGGTGCGCAACAACCCGCATGCGGCCAAGGCCGTGGCGGTGCTGGTGAACAACATTGTCGGCGCGGGCATCATGCCGCGCGCCGCCAGTGGCAACGACACGCTGGACCGGACGGTCAACGAACACTGGGAAGCCTGGGCGCGCCGTTGCGATGCCGATGGGCAGCTCGACTTCTATGGCCTGCAGACCCTCGTATGCCGGGAGATGGTCGAGGCGGGCGAGGTGCTGGTGCGTCGTCGCCCCCGTCGCGCCGCGGACGGCGTCATGCCACCGGTGCAACTGCAGGTGCTGGAGGCCGACTTTCTTGACAACACGAAGAACGGCAAGGTCGGGTCGGGACACGCGGTTCAGGGGGTCGCGTTCGATGCCATTGGTCGCCGGCGCGCCTACTGGCTGTATGCCCGCCATCCGGGCGATGCCTTTGGGGCGCTGCAGAGTGGCTTCAAGAGCGTCGCCGTGCCGGCTGCCGAGATCGCCCATATCTACGAGAAACAGCGCACGCAGGTGCGGGGCGTTCCCTGGGGCGCACCGGTGATCCGATCTTTGCGGGATCTCGACGATTACGAAGTGGCGGAACTGGTCCGCAAGAAGACCGAGGCCTGCGTCACCGCGATCGTGTTCGGTGCCGATGAGGCGGAACAGGGGATCGCGCCCACGGTGGTTGATGCCGATGGCAACCGGGTGGAACAATTCGAACCGGGGCTCATCGCCTACGCGCGCGGCGGCAAGGAGATCCGCTTCAACCAGCCCTCCGCCACCGGCGGCTATGCCGAATACAAGCGGGCGAGCCTGCACACGATCTCGGCCGGGTTCCGCGTGCCCTATGAGTTACTCACCGGCGATCTTAGCCAGGTCAATTATTCCTCCATCCGCGCCGGGCTGGTGGAGTTCCGCCGGATGATCGACGCCGTACAGTGGCAGCTGTTCATCCCAATGTTCTGCGCGCCCACCTGGCGCTGGTTCACCGAGGCCGCATGGGCGGCAGGCCAGATCCCGACGCCGGAGGTACCGGTCGAATGGTCACCGCCCAAATTTGAAGCGGTCGATCCGCAGAAGGACGCCATGGCGAACCTACTCTCGATCCGCTCCGGCACCATGACATTAGCTGAGGTGATCGCCCAACAGGGGCGCAATCCCGACGCGGTGCTGGCCGAGATCGCAGCGACCAATGCCAAGCTCGATGCCCTCGGGCTGGTGCTCGACAGCGATCCGCGCCGGGTGACCAAGACCGGCAGCGCGCAGACAAGCGATCCGACTGACGATGATCCCACCGTCGATCCGGAAAACGACCCGGTGCAGGCCGACCAACAGGACTGACCCATATGGACACGATGATCGAAATCCCGGCCTTGCGCCGGGCGGCGGAGCTTGCGCCAAACTCAGCCGATACCGACGCCCGCACCGTCGAGGTGATCTGGTCGGCGGGCGCTCGGGTCCGCCGGTCAACGCTGTTCGGGGAGGCTTATGACGAGGAACTCAGCCTCGATCCGGCCCATGTGCGGCTCGACCGTCTGAACGCCGGCGCGCCGTTTCTGAAGGTGCACGAGACAGGCACGCTGGATGCGGTGATCGGCTCGGTTGTGCCCGGCTCGGCGCGGATCGAAAACGGCCGTGGCATTGCGCAGGTCCGAATCTCTGAGCGCGCCGATGTCGCGCCGATCTGGGGGGACATCCAGGCGGGGCACATCCGGGCGGTTTCCATCGGCTACCAGGTTCATCGTTATGCGGTGTCCAAGCCCGAAGCCGCGCGCGAACTCTGGCGCGCGGTGGACTGGACACCCTTCGAGGTGTCTGCCGTGCCCGTTGGCGCGGACCCCGCCGCGGGCTTCCGCGCCCAATCCGCCCTTCACGCCTGCGTCCTGCTTCGCCGGGACGTCCCATCCACCAACACAGGAGCCATCTCGATGACGGATACATCCAATGAACCGGCGAGCGACGCCGAAACCCAAGTGCAAAAGCCGACCGAGCCGGTCAAAACCGAGGAAACCACGATGCTTGAGCCGAAAGCGGCTGCACCTGACCCGGAGGGTGCTACAATCGAAACCCGCGCGCAGCCGAAACCGCAGAAATCCGAAACCGCCGAAGCGGTCGACACCGCGGCGGTCGCGACCCACGCCCGTGAAACCGAACGCAACCGGGTGTCCACCATCTATGATCTGACGGCCAAGCTGGATCTGGAACGTGGCTTTGCCGAGGATCTGGTCAAACGCGGCACGGACATCGGCGAAGCCCGGCGTCTGATCCTCGATCAGGTCGCAGCCAAATCTGAAGAAACCCGCACATTCAGTCAGGTGTCGATCCCGCTCGGCGGCCGCGACGCGCAGGTAACCCGCCGTAATGCCGTCGCGAATGCACTGCTGCACCGTTACAGCCCGACGCTCTTCCAGCTGGAGGATGCCGCGCGCCAATATCGCGGCATGACGCTGATGGAGCTCGCCCGCGAGAGCCTTGGCAATGCGGGCGTGAACACGCGCGGCCTGTCGCGCGACGCGGTGGCGACGCGCGCGCTGCATTCGACCTCGGACTTCCCCGAGATCCTGTCGGCGGTCACCAACAAGACCCTGCGGCAGGCCTACGAGGCCTATCCCCGCACCTTCATGCTGTTCTGCCGCCAGGTGCTGGCCACCGACTTCAAGGCCATGCACCGGGTGCAGCTCGGCGAGGCCCCGCAGCTGCTTGAGGTGAGCGAAAGCGGCGAATTCAAGCGCGGGACGCTGGGCGAGAGCAAAGAGAGCTACAAGGTCAAGACCTATGGCCGGGTGGTCGCGATCACCCGCCAGACGCTGATCAACGACGATCTCGACGCCTTCACCCGGATCCCCGCGATGTACGGCAACGCCATCGCGCAGCTCGAGTCGGACGTGGTCTGGGGGATCATTACCGCCAACCCGGCGATGGCCGACAACAAGGCCCTGTTCCATGCCGACCATAAAAACCTGGCCGGCACGGGCGCGGCGCTCAGCGTCGACGCGGTTGGAAAGGGACGCACGGCCATGGCCAAACAGACCGGCCTCGACAAAAAGACTGTTCTGAACGTGCGGCCCGCCTTCCTGATCGTACCGGCGGCGCTGGAACTGAAGGCGGAGCAGATGGTGGCGCAAAACATCGTGCCCGCTGCCACGTCCAGCGTGGTGCCGCAGTCGATCCGCACGCTCGCGCCGATCAGCGAACCCCGCCTCGACGCCGCCAGCGACACTGCGTGGTATCTTGCGGCCAGCCCGAACCAGATCGACACCATCGAATACGCCTATCTCGAGGGCCAGCAGGGCGCGTACATCGAAACCCGCAACGGCTTCGATGTCGACGGGGTCGAGATCAAGTGCCGCCTCGACTTCGGTGCCAAGGCCATCGACTGGCGCGGCCTCTATAAAAACTCGGGCGCATAAGCCTGACACCATGACCATTCCTGACGAGACGGGCGGCCAATCGGCCGCCCTTCGTCTTTCTGGAGAAGGACACGAGACATGAAGAACGACATTCAGCCCGGCAACACCATCACCCTGACCGCGCCTGATGCCGTGACTTCCGGCAGCGGTCTACGCGTTGGCTCCATCTTCGGCATCGCATCCGGGGACGCGGCTCTGAACGATCCCGTTGAGGTCGCCCTGACCGGCATGTTCGACCTCACCAAGGTCGGCTCGCAGGCCTGGACCGTGGGCGCAAAGGTCTATTGGGACGACACCAACAAGGTGGCCACCAAAACCGCGACGGCCAATACCCTAATCGGCGTCGCCGTCGAGGCGGTCGCGGGCGGGGCGTCCGACACCGTCGGCCGGGTGCGGCTCAACGGCAGCTTCTGATGCCCGTATTGTACGCCGTCCTCGACACCCTGTTTGGCGATCCCACCATCGCGCGGGATGCCCTCTACGCCCCGACAGGTGGCGAGGCGGTATCCGTTCGGGTTGTCGTCCGTCGTCCGGACGCGATTGTGGGCTTTGGCGAGACTCGCATCCACGCCGAGACGACAGTATTCGATGTTCGGACCGCTGAAGTGACCGATCCCCGTCCTGGTGATCGGCTGACCCTGGACGGCGTCGCATACGTCATCCAGGGCGCGCCCGAACGGCGCGATCCAGATCGGCTGATCTGGACCCTGGACGGAAGACCTTCATGAAGCTCTCGGCCTCCATTGCCGGTTCTCTGAAGGCAGACCTCCAGAAGGAAATGCGCCGGATCAAGCAGGCGGTGACCGCCGGGGTCAAGGACGCTGGTGACGGCCTCAAGGGCAGTCTGCGTCGGCAGGTGGCCACGTCGGGGCTCGGTCCCCGGCTGGCGCGGAGCTGGCGCAGTCGCGCCTATCCGAACAAGGGCCATGATGCGGCAAGCCTGGTCTGGTCCAAGGCACCTGATATCGTGCGCAGCTTTGAACAAGGCACGGTGATCCGCAGCAAGTCCGGCTTCTGGCTCGCTATCCCAACGGCGGCCGCCCCGAAACGGGGTGCCGGCGGCAAGCGGATCAATCCGTCGAATTTTCCGGAGCATCGGTTCGGACCGCTGCGGTTCGTCTATCGGCGCGGCCGGCCGTCGCTCCTCGTGGTAGACGGCGTCCGCGTCAACGCATCGACCGGACGGGTTGGTCGCCAGGCCAAAGGCGGGGCGTTCACAAAATCCGGCCGGATGAAGGCCGGCATGGCCACGGTGGTGATGTTCGTGCTGGTGCCGCAGATCCGCATGCCGAAGCGCCTCGATGTCCGCCGTGCTGTAGAAATCTGGGCGCGACGGATGCCTGGCCTGATTGATCGCCACATGCCAATGGAATGACCCATGCCCGTGAGTAAGACCGAACAAATCCTTAGGCATCTGAAGACCCGTCTGGAGACCATTGCCGGGGCGACCGTTGAGCGCAATTCGGCGGTGCCCGAGAAGATCCCGGTCGCCGGATTGCTGATCCTGCGCGACGGTACACCGGGCGAGCCCGAGCAGAGCCTTGGCGGGTTCGGCAGCACCTACTGTCGACAGGACGCGGCGATCGAGATCTACGTCGAGAACGGTAATGATGCCGCCCGCGATACCGCCTTCGACACGCTGCTGCAGGAAATCGGCGTCGCCTTTGGGGACGATCCCACTCTCGGCGGCCTTGCCTTCGGCATGACTTTTGGTCGCCCGGAGATCGACACCGAAGCGGTTGTCGGCGCGCCTGCCATCAAGGCTGGCACCCTGATCGCCGCCATCGCGTTCGAGGCCGATACGGCGCTCGGTTGACCCTTCAGAAAACCCAAGAGAATACCCAAGAGAATACCCAGGAGAATACCCATGGCCCGAGCCTATGGTTCGAGCGCCACGCTGCTGCTCAAGCGGGAAACCGTCTATGGGCAACCGGCTGTTGGCGACTATATCCGCATGCCCTTCAACCGTTGCACCCTTGGTTCCGAACAGGGGCTGATCGACGATCCCGTCCTCGGCCAGGGCCGCGACCCGCTGGCACCGCTACAGGACGTGATCAACGATGAAGGCGAGATCGTCGTGCCCGTCGACATGCGCTATCTCGGAATCTGGCTCACCGGCCTCTTGGGCGATCCGGTGACCACAGACAATGACAATGGTACGTTCGACCATGTGTTTGCCTCGGGCCAGGAGAGTCTGCCGAGCTATACTGTCGAGGTCGGCATGCCCCAGGTGCCAGCCTTTTTCCAACACACAGGCGTGGTGCTGGGTTCGATCGCGCTGGAGTTCCAGCGCTCGGGCACTGCGGCGGCTACGCTCCAATGCGTCGCGCAAGGCGAGAACCGTTTCAACTCCAGCCAGGGCGGGACGCCATCGACACGCACCTTCCAGCGCGTCAGCCAGTTCCAGGGAGCGATCAGCCGGGGCGGATCGCCGATCGCCAACCTGACCGCAGGCTCGCTCACCTATGCGAACAATCTGGAAAAGATCGAGACCATCCGCTCCGACGGCAAGATCGACGGCGCGGACCCTACCGTTGCGGCGTTGACCGGGCGCATCGATGTGCGCTTCGCCGATACCACGCTGATCGATCTGGCGACCGACGGAACGCCGGTCGATCTCGCCTTCTCCTACAGCCTCGGTACCAGCCTGTCCGTCGCCTTCGAGGCGCACGAGGTCTATTTGCCGAAGCCGAAGCTTGCCATCGAGGGGCCGGGCGGGGTTCAGGCCAGCTTCGATTTTCAGGGGGCGCGCAACGAGGCCGCCGGCCGGATGCTGACAGTCACGCTGGTGAACGATCGCGACGACAATTAAGGAGACGGAGATGATTTCACTCAAGGCATCGCAGGAGCCGTTTGTGATCGCGCTGCCCTATGGGGTTTGGGCCACGGTCACGCCACTCACAACCACAGCGATGGCCGCCGCACAGGCAGCCGCGCGTCGCCTGCTGGAGCGGATCGCGAGCGATGTTCGCGAACGCCGGGAAAACGGCTTGTCCGTGGAAGAGTTGGAACTGCCCGACCCCGACGACGATGCGGCGCGCGACGGGCTCTATCAGGCGCTGCTGATCAAGGAACTCGCGCGCCGGCACATCGTCGGCTGGGACGGCGTGGAGGGCGACGACGGGCTGGCTGATCCGACCCCGGAAAACGTCGCCGCCCTGATGGATTTGTATCCCGTCGGCGAACGGTTCTTCCAGGAATTCACCCTCAGGCAGGTGCTGCTCACGGCAGCAAAAAACGGATCCGGGCTCTTTGCCGCTGGCACTTTGGCGGAGGGCCCGACTACTGCGAAGGGTGCCACCAGAAAGAAAACGCCTGCGCCGAAGGCGAAGGCGTAAACGCGGCCGGGCGCTGCCCCTACCAGGAGCATGCGCCCCGCTCGGATGAGGAACACACGCTCTTTATGTTGGTGAGCGAACACGGCAGCCAGGTGCGCGTTGGGCCCACTGGTCAAATCGTCGGCTTCGACCAGTCGGCCCTGCTCGACATCGCGCAGGCCCGCGGATTCGACGCGGCCGTGCTCGCCGAACTTCTGCCTGCTGCCGAGCACGGGATGCTCGAATCCCTGCAGCGCTCGTAGCGTGAATGTGACGTTTGTATCCCCTATGCGGCAATCTCGGCGAGCAAACGTCACATTCAAAAACACCACGAGAAATTTATCGTTGCGCGTGGTTCTAGAGATTCCGACATTTGGTCGGGGACAGGTAGCAATGGGAGCCAAATGTCGGAATCGAACCACGAGCGACTGGAATGACCCATGGCCAAGACGACACATCAATACGCCGTGCGCCTGAGCGTCGACGGCGGCGGCCGGGTCCAGGCTGAACTGCGCGGGGTTGGCGCGAGCGGCGAGCGGTCGCTCAAACAGATCGACCGCGCCTCAGGCATCGCCGCGCGTGGCCTGGGATCGCTCGCCGAGCGCGCCGCATCTCTGCGCAGCGGCATCCGGCTTCTGGCCGGCGCACTCGCCGGCATCGCCACGGTCGGCGGCCTGTCGGCGCTGATCAACCGCTCGCTGGAAGCGGCCGACGCCATTGGCAAGACCGCCGACAAGCTCGGTATCGGTGTCGAGGCGCTTCAGGAACTGCGCTATGCGGCGAGCCTGGCGGGGGTCGAACAAAACACCCTCGACATGGCACTGCAACGCTTCACACGCCGGGTCGGCGAGGCGGCGCGCGGCACCGGCGAGGCCAAAGAAGCGCTGGCCAGTATGGGCGTTGCACTGCGCGATCAGAACGGTCATATTCGGCGCTCGGAAGACCTGCTCGACGATGTCGCGGAGGCCTTGCGTGCCGTCGAGGATCCGGCCGAGCGGCTGCGGCTTGCCTTCAAGCTGTTCGACAGCGAAGGCGTCGCCATGGTGAACATGCTGAACCGCGGTGCCGATGGGCTCGCGGATATGCGCCAGCGCGCCCGCGATCTCGGCATTGTTCTCGAAGAGGACCTGATCCGCAACGCTGAGCAGGCGAAGGACGAACTGGACACGCTCGGCACGGTGATCTCGGCCAATCTGACGCGCGCGATTCTCGACCTGTCGCCACTGATCGCCGACCTGTCTTCGGGCCTCGCGGAACTCGCCGCCGATGCCGGTGTCGCCTACGAGCGGCTGAAGCTGGTTCTGCGGGGGGACTTCAACTTCGAGGGGATGAGCCTGCGCTCGACCCGGCGGATCGTCGCGGAACAACGCGAGGAACTGCAGGAAGTTGCGCGCGCGCTGAACGCGATCGGCGACGTCTCCTTCCTCGACGACCCGATCGCCTGGGGACGCCGGCAGGCGCTCGAACGCCGTCTTCAGGAGCGGGTCGCGCAGTATCGTCAATGGGCGGCAAAGCTCGCCTGGATGCAGGCCGAGGCCGAACGCAATACACCGCCACCGACGGTGCCCGATAGAGCGACCACGCCGGACGCCATCGAAGATGATGTCGCATCGGCGCAAGAGCGTGCGCGGCGTATCGCCCGGATCGAACAGGATCTGCAACGTCAGCTGTTCGAAGCCCGACATGCGGGTGCCGAGCGGATCCACGCCGCGTTCCACCGGCTCGTCGCTCAGATGCAGACCCTGATCGCGCCTGGTGGCTCAAATCTCGACCGCGTCGAGCAGATCATGCTGAATGCCGCCGCGCTGCGGGATGCGCGTCTCACTGCGCTTGCCCGCCGTGAGGCAGCAGCGGCGGCACGCCAGCGTCAAGCCAACCAGCGGGTGATCGCGGGTCTGCGCGCCGAAAGCGCCGAACGCACGATGACCGACCGGGAACGCTTCGTTTCCCAGGCGCTGCGGCGGCTATGGCGCAGGCGAAGTGTTTTGATTCGAAAATTATGGCGCAACCATCTGTTTTCAATAAAAACAGCGTCAAATTTTCGGATCGAAACAACGTGCGCGCATGATCGTGGCGGATGCAACAAATACGGAGCGGGCGCAGATACGCGCGCTGGCGGCGACGCTGTTCGACGAACGCCAGGCGATCGAGGCCCGGAACAAAGCGGAAGAAAAAGCGCGCGAACTGCGCGAGAAAGGCGCGGCGCTAACCCGCAGCCTACGGACGGCCCAGCAGGCCTATGCCGACGAGACCCAGGCGCTCAATGCGCTGCTCGAGGCGGGGGCCATTGCCCAAGAGACGTTTACGGCTGCGCGCGAAGAAGCCTATGACCGGATGCTACGCGCCAGCCACGCATGGTCGGCCGGCATCCAGCGGGCCATCCGCGATGATCTCGACGAGGCGGGTAATGCCGCCCGCCAGTTCGAACGGGCGACGACCCGAGCGTTGCAGACAAGCGCGGACGCCTTTGTCGAATGGGCGATGACGGGCAAGCTTTCGGCGGCTGATCTGTTCAACAGCATCGCCGAGGAAGCGCTGCGCGCCGCCTGGCGCATGGCGGTGATTAAGCCCCTCGGCGGGCTGTTCGAAAGCATCTTCGCCGATCTTGGCGGCACCATCTTTGGCGGGCTGTTCGGGGGAAGCGGCACCACGGCACCGGTCGGGGACTTTTCTGCATCGGGGCCCGTCATGGTTGCCCATAACGGTGGCATCATCGGTGCCGATATGCTGCCGCGTCATGAGCTCCGGGCAGCGGCGTTCGACCAGGCACCGCGGTTCCATGGCGGTGGGATCGTCGCCGACGAGGTCCCCATCATTGCCCGCCGCGGCGAGGGGGTGTTCACACCCGGACAGATGCGCCTGCTTGGGGCTGGTCTTGTCAAGCGCGAGCCCGTGAACGTCGCGGTCAATATTCACAATAATGCTGTTGGCGTTCAGGCCAGAGCCGAGACTTCACCCCTGCCGGGCGGTGGGAGCAGGCTTGATATTATTATCGAACAAATCGAAGGCCAGATGACCCGCAATGTCGCTCGAGGGGAAGGATTGGCCCCAACCTTGGAGCGGCGGTATGGCCTTAATCCAGCAGCGGGGAGTTATCGATGATCGCATGGCCAGAAACATTACCGTTACCAACGGTCGAGGGATACGGCATCCAACCCGGCGATGCCATTCTTCGCACAGAAATGGAAGCGGGTCCGGCAAGGCAACGCAGGCGGTTTACGCAAGTCCCCAGCCGCGTATCGGTTCGCTGGATTATGCGGCGCGATCAGTTTGCCCTGTTTGAAGCATGGTATCGCTGGCAAGCCAGGGAAGGTGGCGCATGGTTTGAGATTGCGTTGTTAGGCGGGCTTGGACTGTTGAGCCAAGAAGCCCGTTTCACAAGACAGTTTCAAGCCCAGCTGCTTGGCGGCACGCTGTGGGAAATCCGTTCCGAGCTGGAAATCCGTGAACGGCCTGTTCTGGATGCAGGCTTGCTGAATTTGCTGCTCAGCGAAGATGCTCAAGGGATTATTACGGTCTCAAACAGCCTTTATCTGCTCGTACATCAAACCCTGCCGCAGCGCCTCAATTAACGCAGAAACAAAGGGAAATTCTTATGACCTTGCAGACCGATCTGCAGGATGCGGTGGCGCGTGTCCAAACGGACAGCCAGCTCCTGCACAACATTGCCCATGGCGATGACCAGACAGAAGTGCCGACTGACGGCGGTAATGTCAAAAGTGCCGCCAAAGCCATCAAGGATATTGAGGATGGCATCCAGGCCGGACTAGCCGATCTTGGGGTAACGGCCACAGAATTGGCAGCGGCCGTGCAAAGCGCAGCGCAAAAAGCCGATGAATCCGAGACCCACGCGCAAACAGCCCAAAGCATCGCACAGTCGCTCAACCTTCCTGCTGATCTTAACGGCCATGCCGGAAAGCTGTTGGCGGTCAATCAGACAGAAGATGGTTACGCGCCGATTGAATCAAAAGCAGTGTTTTACGGGCTTCGTAAAGACGGCGCAAAGCTGATCGCGCAAACAGGCGAAGGCACATTCAATGCGCGTGAATTCCCTGTGTGGATGGTCACGCTGCCGGGGTTGGATTTCAGCATCAATAAAAACGGCCATCTGCTGATTAACATTTAAAAGAACGGAGCAAAAGAATGGCAACAATTGATCTTGGCAATATTCGAATAAACTGGCGCGGCCCCTATGATAACGCCACATCTTATGGGCGTGATGATGCGGTGTCCTATCAAGGCTCCAGTTTTATCGCCAAAGGTGATGTTACTGGCATCATACCTGTGCAGGGCGATGATTGGGATACGCTGGCCGCTGGGACGGATCAGCTCACGCAAGAAGGCGATTTGCTCATTCACAATGGCGCTATTCCTGCGCGGCTGCCTCGTGGTGACAGTGCTCAAGTGCTGCAAATGATCGGCAATCAGCCTGCTTGGCGGAACCAGTCCCTTGATCCGTCCCGCCGTGTTTGGAAGCTGGCAAAGGTCAATGGTCTGGGTGGCTGGCACACCCGTGTTTATCTGATGGCCGATGGCACGATCAAAGCCTGTGGGTATGGCGGTAATTATTCCAATGGTGATCCGAATGGCGCGCATATTTATCTGCCAAATCGCGTGTCGACCGAAGATCCCGATATCCGTTTTATCGATGTATTCTCAGGCGGGATGCAGCATTACGCCTTAACCGCCAATGGTGAGGTTTGGTCATGGGGGCACAATAACTATGGCCAGTTAGGACATGGCGATACAACAAATCGTCCAGTCGCAAAGCAAATTGATTTCTTTGCAAACAATAACATTCAAATTGCTCGCATCATTCCGTCACGTCCGAACTATTACGACCATGCATCAGCGCTGTTTTTGACCACAGATAGTGAACTTTACGGCGTAGGCTATAACAGTAATGGTGAGCTGGGTAATGGCACAACGGCGCATCAATACACACCTGTGCGCTGCGGTGCAATCACAGACATTGACGATGTTGTCATTTCTGGTTTGCCGCACACGGTATTTGCTGTGCAAAGTAATGGTCATTTATGGGTTTGGGGGTGGAACGGAAACGGGCAGCTCGGTCTTGGGGATACAACGCAGCGTTTAAGCCCTGTATTGCACAGCACATTAACCGATGTGAAAAAGGCTATTGCAACATCTGGCTATGCCACAAACGGCTCAAGCGCTCAGGGTCACGGCGTTGTTTTGCGCCATGACGGCACAATATGGACAGCTGGATACAACGGATACGGTCAGCTTGGTCAAGGGGATACCACAAACCGCACCAGTTTTACCCAAATCACCCATAGCAAAACCTTTATTGATATTGCCACGGGCGATGGCCGTTATCCTTCTGTTGGTGCAATCACCCCAGATAAAGAATTGTATCACTGGGGCTATAATGGCTATGGCCAGCTTGGTACCGGTAATACCACCAATCAAACAGTGCCATATAAACCCAATGCGCTATTCCAGGGTGGGGTTGAAAAAATCGCCTACGGCGGTGGTTCAAGTTATGAAGGTTGCATTGTTGAGGCTGATAATAAGCTCTGGGCAGCTGGGTACTCCGGTAATGCCAATCTGGGGATCAATTCAACATCTGGAACAAACAACACCTTTAAACGGATGCTTGGCCAGTCTGGTGTGATCGCGCATTGGAATTGCTATGGCCAAGGCACATCCGCATGGGGTGTTGGCGTCTTGTATGACGATGGCCGTGTTGATGCTTGCGGGGAGAATAATTCCTACGGCGAGACCGGTACGCAAAGCGGCAATCTTCACGATGTCAAAACGCTCAAAAACGTTATTTTCTAGGAGACTTTCATGAATCTCAAATCCTATTTGCAGACCCGCGCGCCAAATTTTGCTGAAAGCGAAATCGCCCCCATCCATCTGGCAGATCTGAATGGGCGGCATTATTATGCTTTTGCTGCGGATGTGACGCCACCATCGGGTGGCAAAGCCGTGGGTAAAGATGAACTGGGTGATGTGCTTTCAAACAGTCAGCTTATTCGCCAGATCAAGGAAGAAGCCGGACGGCGTATCACCGATATTGCCCCTGTATGGAAACAGCAAAATGCGCTGGCTGATCTGTATCTTTTGGGTGGGCGTTCTGAGCTCACGGACGATGAACAGAAAACGCTGACAAAAGCGCAAGCGTTATTGGTGGAAATTTCACGGCGACGCTCACGTTCTGATGCCATCGAAGCCGCTTTCCTGGACGGCGTAGCCGTGGATTACATCACGGATAAGGCGTGGGAGGATGCAGATGCCTGATCCCACCTTAAACGCAGCCATCGCCGAGGCCTATGCCTCTGCGCCCAGTGATATCGTGATTTTGCACACGCTGGAGCTTCGCCATCCTGATTTCACGGATGATGAAGGCCAGCCCATTGCTGTGCGTTTGGTACGCGATCATCAAGATTTATCCGCCAAGCTGGAGGAAGCCGCGCCCTTAAACCCAGGCGAATATGTTACCTTCATTGCCATGGGATTTGATCTGGAGCTGCCGCCAGTTGATACCGCGCCAGTGCCGGAAATCACCGTCACCATTGATAATGTCAGCCGTGAGCTGATCAAGCATCTGGATGCCGCCGCCCAGAGCGCAGAAAAAATTGAAATCACCTATCGTCCTTATTTGAGCAATGATCTGTCCGGACCGCAGATGGACCCGCCGATCACACTGATCTTGAGTGAGGTCGAAGCGGATGTCAGCCGCGTGGTTGGCCGCGCTCGCATGCTGGATATCGGCAATAAGAGCTTTCCGCTTGAGGTCTACACCGCCACACGCTTTCCCGGTCTGACCCGCTAACCCAGCCAAAGGACATAGCATGAATGAATTGACCCAGCAGCCAGATGGGCTGCACTGGGCGTGTCGCTATATTGGCTTGCCATGGCAGGCTGGCGCGAAAGGCCCAGATATTTTTGATTGCTGGAGCCTCGTGGTTTGGGTGCAAAAGCAGCATTTTGGCCGAAACCTGCCTGACATTCCTGTGGCAGAGGGGAATTTAAAGCGGCTGGCTTTGACCTTTCGCGATCACCCGGAGCGCAAACGCTGGCAGCTGATCGAGACGCCAGAACAAGGCGATGCGGTATTGATGCGCCAATCCCGCCATCCGATCCATGTCGGCATCTGGATCACCATCAGCCCCACCGAACAAGGGGTCCTGCACTGCGTGAAGGGCAATGGTGTGGTGTTTCAGAATATGGCCAGTCTCAAACTCGCAGGCTGGCAGATTGAAGGGTTTTACCGGCTCTCAAAGAGCGAAGCAGCAGAGCAAAAATAAGTTTTCAGGGGGATGCCCGCTAAACCAGGTTAATTAATGACGAGGTTTCCATGACCGCGATCGTCCACATGCTTCACAATCCATTTATGCCCGCACGCGGGCGCGATCTTTTCGCCGTCGATCATCCCGTCACCATCCGTGAATGGCTGGATGACGCGGGTATTACGGAGTTTGAACGGCCGACCATTTGCCTCTTCAATGGCGAAGCCGTGTTACGCGATCAATGGGGTAAGATCACAATTGGTCTGTCTGACATCGTTACCTTTATCACGCTTCCCCAAGGTGGCGGCGGTGGTGGGGGTAGCAAGATTTTACGATCCGTCCTGACCATCGCGGTGATGGTTGCCGCCCCTCATGCCGGAGCTGCGCTCGCTGGAGCCATTGGGATTACAAGCACTGTTGGGGTGGCGTTGGTCACCGCTGGTGTGGCATTTGCTGGAAGTGCGCTGTTGAATGTTCTGGTGCCACCACCTGTGCCATCAACCAGTTTGAATAGTGGCTTTGGCAATACCCCTGCAGCGAGCCCGACCTATTCATTGCAGGCACAAGGCAATCAGGCACGCTTAAGTCAGCCCATCCCCGTGGTCTATGGTCGGCACATTGTCTATCCTGACTTGGCCGCAACGCCCTATTCGCGGTATCAGAATAACGAACAGTATGTGAATCAGTTGCACTGCATTGGTCAGGGTGACTATGATCTGGAGCAGATCCGTATTGAGGATACGCCGATCAGCTCCTTTGAAGAAATTGACTATGAAATTGTGCAGCCCGGTGAAGCCGTTACGCTATTCGATACCGATGTGGTCACCGCACCCGAGGTCGCAGGGCAGGAATTACTCAGCACAGGCAATGGCGGTGATTGGGTTGGGCCTTTTGTAGCCAACCCTGCCCAAACCCACTGCCACCAGATCAGTGTCGATATCGTCATGCCGCGTGGGGTCTATTACGCCAATGACAGCGGTGGCCTGAACAGCCGCACGATTACATGGCAATTCGAAGCGCGTCAGCTCGATGATGACGGCACAGCGATTGGCGCATGGCAAAAGCTCGGCAGCGAAACCTTCACGGCAGCCACCAACACGCCGCAGCGCATGACGTTTGATTATGCAGTGGCGACCGGACGCTATGAAGTGCGGGCTTTAAGAACGGACACCAAGGATACCTCTGCCAGAGCGGGGCATGAATTGCGCTGGGGCGGTTTAAAAGCTGTCTTGGATCAAACCCCCGCTTTTGGGGATGTCACACTCATCGCCATAAAAATGCGGGCCACGGATAATTTATCGCAACGCTCATCACGGATGGTGAGCTGCCTTGTCACCCGCAAATTACCTGTTTGGGATGAAGCCACCGGATGGTCAGCCCCACAAGCCACCCGCTCCATCGCATGGGCCTTGGCAGATATTGCCCGCAGCCAATATGGCGGCAAGCTGGATGATAGTCGAATTGATCTGACGCAATTGAAGGCGCTGGATGCCAATTGGGAATCTCGCGGCGATACTTTTGATGCGGTGTTCGATCAAACCGTCACGGTTTGGGAAGCCTTGAGCCGAACAGCGCGTTGTGGCCGGGCGGTGAGTTTCATGCAAAGCGGCACTGTTCGCTTTGTCAGAGATGAACAACGCGCGATCCCGGTCGCGTTGTTCAGCCCCCGCAATATTGTGAAAAACAGCCTCAAAATCCAGTATCTGCTGGCCAGTGATGATACGGCAGACAGCGTCACGGTGGCGTATTTCGCAAAAGAGACATGGAAAACGGCAGAACAAACCGTCAGCTTGCCGGATAGCACCAGCGAGCAACCCGCCCGGGTGCGCTTATTTGGCTGCACTGAAAAAGCTCAAGCCATCCGTGAAGGCAAATATATGGCCGCCGCCAATCGCTATCGCAGGCGCTTGGTGACCTTTCAAACAGAGCTGGAAGGCTTGATCCCCACTTACGGGGATCTGATCGCCATTGCCCATGATATGCCAAGCTGGGGCCAAGCTGCCGAAGTCATCGCGTTTGAAGGTGATGTTCTGAGCTTATCGGAGCCATTGGAATGGTCTGAGGAGCTTGGGGATCATTTCATCAGCCTGCGTAAAACCGATGGCAGTGTTTCTGGTCCTTGGCTTGTTCTGCCTGGTGAAACAGCCAATCAGGTGGTTTTGCAGGATGAGCTGGATTTTACGCCCTACACCGGAGAGCTGCAGGAGCGCACGCACATTGCTTTTGGTGCTGGCGAGAAATGGAGCACACTGGCCCGCGTCACAGCTGTTCGGCCTCGCGGTGAACAGGTCGAAATCAGCGCCGTGGGCGAGGATGCCCGCGTCCATAAGGCTGATCTGGCCG